TAGATATCGCTTCTTAAATTTTTTATCTTAATAACTTATCTTTGGGAACACCTTCAGAGAATAAGTAAGTACACTTCGCTGTGTAGTCAACGATATCGTCTTGAAATAAAAATTCAAAACTTCTAATGATTTTTTGTTCTGTGTGAAGTTTAAATACTTTTTTATTCATTTGTTGTAAGAATTTTTCTTCATCAACATTTTTAGCAATATAACAAATAGAAGAATTTGCATGTTTTTTTATAAAGTTATATCGGCTACACCCATCAGTTATGATATACTTATCGTCTTTTTTAGATAAAACTATTGGACAAATTAATCCGATATCTTCTATTGAATCATTAATATCAGTCGCATGTTCTTTATGGTCACAATTAATTATATTATCAAAATTAACAACCTCTAATCTTACACCAAACACTTGATATAGTGGATGTATAATTCTTAAAGGCCCGAGAGCCGTGATTCCTGAAATTTGACTCATACTACAATCCTCTTTCTTTTATTATTTTATTTAAACGTTTTATTAATTTAATAGATATTCTATTTTTACTTGAATTACAATTAGTACAACAAAATACAATGTTATCAATGCTATAAGTTTTATCATTATCAAGACGATCTATAGAAAAATTTTTCATATTTTGTGTAAATTTTTTATAAAATCTACCAGCACCTACATTATATTTTTTTCTTTTATAAGTCCAAGGTTCAAAACAATAGAAACAAACTCTTCCCCATTTATTAACATATTCATTAAAATAATTTAATATTTCTTCTTTAGTAGAAATAGGAATAAGTCCTCTTTCTTTTATTCTGCTTGGAGAAAAAATAGATGAAATACATTTTTTCACAAAACCTTTTTCACTATTCATATACCTATATTTAATTTCAGAAATTTTTTTAATATTTTCTAAAGACCATTTTTTAAGGTATTCTTTATGATACTTCTTTCTTACTTTTTCGCATTTATAAGGCATACTTGTTATTCCACTTCTCCCCAACTATCGCCAATGGCTACATCAACTAAGCTAGGAACTTTAAACTCTATACAATTTTCCATAGTCTTTTTAATTACTTTAACATCTTTAACTTCATCTTTAATGTTAAAACATAATTCATCATGTATTTGTAATAAAGGCGTGTGCCCTGCTTCGTGACAATCAATGATTGCTTGTTTAGTTTGATCGGCTGCGGAACCCTGTATCAATCTATTTAAAGCTTTATACGTTCCAGATCGTTTAATGTTTTCTTGTCCACCAAACTTAGCAACTGCTGTTTCAAAGTTTTCTGGTGTTATCATAGTCCAATCTTTAGGTTCCCATTTATCAAATCTACACTTACGACCTTTCTTAGTTCTAATAGCACCTTCCTTAGATGCTTTGTCCATACAAAGATTAATAAGTTTTTTAACAAAAGGAACTTTCTTATTATATTGAAGAATAATATCCCTTGCTTCTTGTTCAGATAAACCAAGTGAAGTTGCAAGTTTAGTATTTCCCATACCATACATTAAACCTAAACCAATTGTTTTAGCTTGTGAACGATCTATACCGATCATATCAGCAACCGTTTGGTGAAAGTCTGCTGAAGCATTTTCATATGCTTTAACTAACTCTTGTGTCCCTTCATAGCCAACAGAAGAAGCGTAATGCACAACCATTCTTGGTTCTTGTTGCGAATAGTCAAACGACCCCCATTTATGATCTTCATCAGGTAAGAATAAAGATCTAATTTTAGGACCAAAATCTTTATTACGAGCAGGAATTTGCTGTAAGTTTGGATTAGACATAGAAATACGTCCTGATACTGTACCACCATTATCTGATCTTAATTGATTGATTTCAGCATGAACTCTACCATTTACTTGATATCTCATAATACTTTGTAAAAAAGTAGCATGAAATTTATTTATCTCTCTAGCTCTAACAATAAGTTTAGCTATTTCATGAGGACAATTAGTTAACCAGTTTTGTGTAAATGATGGTTCTCCTGTCTTTGCAGTTCTAGGATAAAGTATATTTAATTTATCAAAGGCTTCTCCTATTTGTCTTGCCGCCCAGATATCTATATCTTTACCAGTTATTTGTTTTATCTTAATTAAAGTTTCTTTTTCTTGATTTTCAAACTCTTTAATCATTTTTTGAGCTTTATCTGTATCTACTCTAATTCCTTTTTGTCTCATCTTAATTAAAATAGGAAGTAATTTAGATTCCATATCCCAGATTGTAGTTAAATTTTGTTTGATTATTTCATTCTTTAGAAATCCCCATAGCTTTAACGTAAGCCGTGCGTCTTGTTCAGCGTAGAATCCAACATGTTCAGCAGGAAGTTTCCACATTTCAGCTTTAGGATCAATGCCATGATCTTTAGCAGCTTCTTTCAAATCCGTTTCAGCTTTGATCTCTCCTAAATAATCTTTTGCTAATGCATTTAGGTTATAAGCCCATCTATTTTCATCAACGATTGCTGCTGCAACCATTGTATCTACAATCTCTCCATTAACTTGGATACCCATAGATTGTAACCAACCTAAATCATATTGAGCATTATGAAATATTTTTCTACAAGGAAGTGCACAAATTTCTTTCATATAACTAATAACTTGTTTAGGAACCATGTTGCCACCACCATAGTGTTTAAATGGATAATAACCTTGCCATCCTTCAACAGCGACTGCAAAACCAATTACATAACCTTTACCAATAGCCCAACCAGCACCAAGTCCTTCATTTATACCATCGTCTCTAGTTTCTAAATCTATAGCTATCTCAGTTGCATTAGATAAATCTTTATACTCTGATGGGCATAACCATATACTTTTCTTAAATGTTAATGAATATTGTAAACTCGTCATTTAAAGTACCATTAGTAAAAAATAAAAAACACAAATACAGGTAAATAAACCCATATCACCAATTATAGTTTTTTTGAGATTAAACATTGTAGTCCCTTTCAATTATCATCTCTATGTAATGAATTGCTTTAAGAAGATCTTCTTTTTTATTCTTCAATTTGTGTCTGCATATATATTTAATTGCATTACCTTCTGCAAATGGTAAATTGTTTTCGTTAATAAACTTAGAAGGTTGTATCTTCATTGTTTTATAATGAGATCCCCCTACTTGTTTAAAAAAAGACTTATTGCTCATTTTGTTTCTCCTGTAAATATTTAAAGTAATCTTCCCCTATTGGATAGTTGTACTTATGATCAGAACTTAATAAATGTAATGAACACTTAGCTCTAGTCACTGCAACATAAACTACTCTTTTCTCGTCCATTTTTTCTTGCACCGTTTTGTTTTGATATTGAGAAGCATAATCAGCTTTGAAATAGACTAAAACATTATCAGCTTCTCCTCCTTTTACAGAATGTACAGTATCTATAATCATGTTAGGCTCTTTGCTTAACTGATCTTCTCCATACTTCTCTAATAGAATATTTATATAAGTTACCTCAGTTGGTGTGATATTTCTTTTTAAAACATGAAACCATTCTTGTCCTACAAGTTCATCTTTTATAGTTAAACCGCACCATGCTTTTAAATCTTCAAAAGAATATTCATTAAACTTATCTTGTTCATCCCAAAATTCTTTCTTTCTATATAATTCTTTAGCTAAATATCTAGTGTACTTATAAAAGTTTTGTGCTTCTTCTTTATTTATTTTTTCTTTATTACATAATCTTTTCCAAGTTTTAATTGCTTTCCATTTGTTGTTTGTAAAAGATTTATTACCTTTGTTATCCATAAAGTATAAACCTTTGTTCTTTGCCATCATTCTAAGTTCATTAACAGTTGCACTAATTCTTCCTAATAAATACCAACTACCTTTGTAATCATCAAAATCAATATCAAAGAATGATCTATAAGCCTTTACACTATCTTTAATATCTGGGTTTGGTAGATATTCTTTTTCTTCACTATCTATAATGGACTTTCTTATTACTTGAGAAAATTTATATATCTCTTTTCCAAAACGTCTTGTTTGAGATAAAACTCTTTTTTCTCCTGGGAAATACTTTGTAAAATATCTATGATCGGATCCATTCCATCTATAAATAGCTTGGTCATCGTCTCCTGCCAAATATACTTTATTTGCATTCTGAGCCATCTTATAAACCACTGACCATTGTAATGGTGTAAAATCCTGTGCTTCATCTAATATTAAAACTTCTAACGGTGGAAAATTAACTTCATCAATAGAACGTTCAATCATATCAGTGAAGTCCATATACTTAGTATCTCCTTCTGTTTTGTATGCATTGTAAGCATCAATCTTTCTTAATAATAAATGTAAAGATTCTCTTTTATACGTTTCATTACGATAAACTTCTTCAACAGGCTGCATCATATTTCTAGCTTTATCATAAATATGTAATGACCAATCTTTATAAACAAACGAATCATCGTCTAGTCTAGAGTCAGAACTTTTTATAATTTTACTTTCTAAAGCAAAATCAATCATGCATCTTTGTGGATCAAAGACTTCTTGAGTAAAATATTTCTTACAATATTTATGTAATGTTTTAAATCTTTGAAAATCTTTCATACTATATTGTGGGAATGTTTTTAAAACTCTATCTATTGCTGTGTTAACAGCTTTATTTGTAAAAGATATGAAAGCTATATCTTGTGGTAAAATACCTTCAGCCAAATGTTTAGTTAATATCTCTTGAACTAATGTATTAGTTTTTCCAGTTCCTGGCGGCCCATAAAACTTAATAGTTTTACTTTTAATACTATTAGATCTGCTTAGGTTCTCTAAATTGTTGTGCATGATATTCATCATCTAGTTCTGTTAATGTAGTTTGTTTTGTTGTTTCCTTCTTAGTTTCTTTTTCTTTTTTGCTTTTAAAGTCTGGTAATTCCATCTTCCATAAATTCTTCTGATTTTTATGATAATCTACTTTTGAACACTGCATTGCTTGTAAAGCTTCTTGTGAGTTTGCAAATAATTTATTTGTTGATCTTTTAACAAATTCATCTAACGTACTTTTCTTAAAGTATATAAAATCTTTATTATCTATTTCTTCTCTAACTAAATAATTATTTTTAAGTTGATCAAAATCATCTACAATTAAATGTGTCTCAAAAAATTTCTTCTTAAATGAGAATACAGTATCTTCTAATGTATCTTCATATTTAGCATCTATGTTTTCTTTAGCTTTATCAAATAAACCTTGAACTAACATTTCAAAAGGATTAGGCCCTTTCTTAGGTTTAGGTAATGTCATCCAATTTATAGAATAAATTAACATCTTTTTTCTAAATGATTTTTCATCAATTAAATCATCATCAGTTTTAAATATCATATTTGTTCCTTTATATTTAAATTCAATAAAAGTTTCTTTTACATTTCTTGTAACAACTACATCTTCAAATTCATCTATAATATCTGGTACTTGGCAACCAATTCCAAGTTTTCTCATTTGGCATAATTGTTTATTACAAATAGGTATCATATGAGGATACCTCGGTGGACATTTATAATTATAATTTTTCTTTGCAGTTGATTTAGCAACACTACCTAATATTTCTTTTTCAGTTAAAGGTTTAGTAAATATTGCCTGATTTCTTTCTAATAAAGTATTTACTAAAGTTTTTTTATCTATATTGCCATCTGATTTTTTCATTTCAAGAACAGCCATATTAAACATAATATCGTTTCTATTATCTCCAGCCCATTTATCTGTAAGTAAATTTTGTATACATGGTGGATATTCGTTCCAATCTAATTCTGGTTCATATTTTTTAGTTTTAAAATTTATTAAATCATCAAATGATAATCTTTTTTTAAATGCTAATTCTATAAATTGTTCTAAATCTAACCCTTCTCCTCTATCATCATATGCATATTCAACTGTTCTTGCCTCTTTGTGATAAGGCATTCCTAGATGTTTATTACGAGGAAATACTTCTTTTGATAAAAAATAACTTTCATTCCATTTATCTAAAATTTCTCTAACTTTTTTTTCATTAGACCAATCTGTTAAAAATAAAATTAAATGTAGTCCGCCTGATTTTGATCTAAGAGGTACAAGTGGAAGACTATTTTGTTTAATAATTTCTATAAATTTTTTTGCATTAAAATCTTTATAACTACCAGGGTCCATATCAATACAGCCCCATTTTGTTTTACCATTTATTTCTGGTTTAATTCCAATAATAGTTTCTCCGTCTAAATGTTTTTTCCAAAGCTCCGCCGTTACTGGCTTATAGACAGTTATATATTTAGCTTGTCTCTTACCTCGCTCATCAAGGTCACCCGTTAAGGTGACCTCAATGTGCTGATTAGAATCGCCTTCAAACAGTTCTAATAGTTTTGTTTCCATTAGAACGGAATTGATTCTGAGTCTTGTTTAATTTGTTGAGATTCTTCTTTGCCAAAATCAACTTTACCAAAGATATCTGACTTGATAGCACTTTCATAAAATGCTTTAGTCATCTCTAATACCTTAGCATACTTTGGATCATTCAAGTATTTATCAAACTCTACGATCCAACCATACCAACTATTACCAGAATTAGATTCTTTAGTTGTAGTTAATTTATAAGCAGTTGCCCATGATGGTGGACAAAAGAAACCTTTCTTCCCTTGTAGTCTTCTACTTTGAATCATAGAATTCCAAGTTTTAGATTTTTTCTTTTGTGTAGATTTCATAGCAATCAAAGCTGTTTCAATTGGATTATAATCTTTATCCAAAATGTAAACAAAATGATTACCAGTGTCTTCTACATAGTTACCATTTGGTAATCTATCCTTAAAGTCATCTCCTCTATTAGTTTGTGACATAATAGATGGATCTGTATGTATTCCTACTGGACGACCTGGACTATCCCCCCTATCTCTCCATTCATTAAATGTATTGATATACAGACAAGGAACGACAATTACTCCGTCTTTACCTTTATAAAGACTTCCTGTTGTTTCATTATATATGTCTCCTTGTTTTGCAGTTTCAATATACTTACCATCACTCTCATCTAATACTTTAGAATTAGCGTATAAGATTTTAAGTATTGGAAGTTTCGTGTCACGTGCTGTGACATACTCCGAACCCTGACCTGATGCAGATTCTAAATCTAACATCGCTGGCAGTGGAGCTTCTTTCTTAACCGTCACTTCAGCTTTTGCTGAAGCATTTTTCGCTTGTGCTTGTACCATGTTTACTCCTTCGTGGTTATTTTTGTTTTGTTTGCAACGTAAACGCCGAATATATCGGAAGGAACGTTTTTTCCTTGTTGGATTTGTTCTTTAACAAATGCCTTCAAGGTCATTGGTTCTACCTTTTCGGTCTGGTTCACATTATGCCCTTTTTTTCGTAAATCCGCAACTACATTTTTTGCAGCTTCATCTTCATTACGACCAAAAGTTAATGTTACGTTGTTTTTAATTAAATCCCCAAAACCATTTTGACGAAGCCAATCAAATGCTTCTTCAGTTTTAGTAGAGGGAATTCTTGCAGAATAAAATGGCTTAACTTCAACTGACGATCCGTCAGCAAGTTTAAGCAATGATATACCTGCCTGTTGCATTAAGTTTGGAATTGTCTGCTCAGAAAGCAATGATTCAGCTTCTTGTAACTTCTTTAGTTGTTCTTCAGCCGCTGTTATTTGTTTCTGAACGTCCAATAACTTATTACAAGATTTAGCAATATCCGAAGACATTGCAGTATCAACACGTATGGTTGATTCTGTTTCTAAGTCCATAAGACCTCCTTGGCAACGGTGTCTATTTTATTTATTTGACAATGTAAAGCAAAAAATATAAAAAAGATTAAATACTTTTAAAGTATAGAATGACGAAACATGGACAAGAAAAAATATACATATAAAACAATACCTTACGAGCATCAGCGTAACGCTTTAATTAAAGGTGCTAAAGAATTAAATTTTGCATATTTCTTAGAAATGGGTACTGGCAAAACAAAAGTTGCCATAGATAATATAGCTTATTTATACCAAGAAAAATTAATTACTGCTGCAATAGTTATCGCACCTAATTCTGTTTATAAAAACTGGATAAAAGAAATTGAAACACATTCTCCAGTAACTGATTATACAATGTTTGTTTGGAAAGATGATAATGAAATTAATTA